TTTTTGTAAAAAATAGTTATGCTCATTTTTAGCATCCCATTTGAGGGATTTGTATTGAGTTTAGTTGATTAGTAGTCGACAATCATTATGTCCACAGAGTTGCTGTGTTCCTACTTTGTGGACATAATATCTTTTAGAAGGTAATCTAATGGATAAGAAAGATTTTGAGTATGTCTGTGATGAATGTGGAAAACTCTGCCTTACTCTTTATGAAGATGAGTATGGAAATTATTTGTGCCTAAAATGTCTTAAGGGGACTAATGAGTGGAATACAAATATAACGTAGTTAAAAAAGAGAAAGTATCTGATGATGAAAAACGATACACTATTACTTATGAGTTATTAAACCTGTCAAATATTGTAGTTCATAAAGGAAGTTTTGTATTTGATGCAAAGAGTTGCACCACTGATGCTGAAATCAAGACTAAATTTGCAGATAGTATCAAAAATAATGCCAAAGAAGCTATTGAAGAGCAGAAAGTGTATTATATAATAGGAACTTCTGGAAGTATAACTGTATAAGGAGATACAATGGTAACTATAACGCAGAAGAGTAAAGAGCAAGATGCGTTTCGTTACCTAATGTCTCCGTCATTGTTCTGTAAAGACATACTTGGATTTGAAGTTAGGGATTTTCATAAGGAAATTCTTGATTTTCAGACAATGAATAAGAAAACAATGGTATTAGCGCCGAGAAGTTCGGGTAAAAGTTCAATAGGAAACATAGGATATGTTTTGTGGAGTATAGTTAGAGACCCCACAATAAGAATATTGGTGTGCTCTAATACACAAGGACAAGCAGAATCCTATATGTATTTAATAAGAACTCATTTGGAAAGTAATGAAAAACTAATAAATCTGTTTGGAGAATTAAAAGGAAATAGAACATGGACAAACTCTGAATTAGAAGTTAAAAAGCCTTTTGGTTATGGAAGAACATCTAAAGAGAAAACTGTAACTGCTCTTGGTGTTGGTGGGTCTCTTATAGGGAAACACCATGACATTGTTATTGCTGATGATATTGTTGATGATGATAGGTGTTATACACAAGCACAACGAGACAAGATTGAAGAATGGTATTATATGGTTCTCTTGCCTATGTTAGAACCCACTGGTGAGATTCATATGTTAGGGACTCGTTGGAATGCTGATGACCTCTATGGAAGACTTATAGGTAAAACAGATAATAACAGTAATCCAATCTACAATATGAAGAGACTTCAGATTTGGAAAGACGAAAAGAATAGAATATCTCTATGGGATGAAAGATTTAAACCAGACTACATAGATAGTTTGAAAGCAGAAGCAGGCACTGTTTGGTTTTCAATGCAATATATGAATGAAGTAAAAGATATTGGTGTTTCACCCATAAGGTCTGCATGGATAAACTTTATTTCAGAGTCAGAAGTGCCTTATGAGAAGTTGTCTATCTTTCAAGGTGTTGATTTATCCACAGGTGAAGCTAAAGATTATTTTGGGCATTGCACCATAGGGATAGACAAAGAAAGTAATGATATTTATGTTATAGATACATTTCAAGACAAGCTCTCTTTCTTAAACCAGCAAAAGAAGATTGTTGAGTATGATAGGGCTTGGTATCCTCGAACAATAGGACTTGAAACAAATGGATACCAGATGGTAATGGCACAAGAACTAATAAGAAAACATGGCTCTTTACCAATCAAACCCATACATCAGATTAAAGATAAGATAACAAGACTAACAAGAACATCTGCTGCATTTGAAATGGGAAGAGTTTATTTTGTTGAAAATAAAACTGATACTCTTTATAGTCAGATAATGGATGGAAATAAAGCAGTGAATGATGATGTTCGTGATGCCTTTTTGTGTGCTTATGATGTTGCGTTTCCAACAGAAAAACCAGTAAGAACAAATATGACATGGAATAAATTTAATAATTATATCCACGTAAGGTGATTTAATGAGTATATGGGCAGGTATGAAATCAACTTTCTCTAAAAAGGCTAAAGATATTGATAAACCTGCATATAGGATACTTTCAGGTAGTAGAAATAGGACTGCTTCATTCAATATATTTGATACATCTATGAATCTTAAGAATTATGAATACATTTATCAAACGGATAGTATAACATTCTCTACAATAAATGCTTTAGCATATTCTTCTGTATATTGTGGGCATCAGATACTTAATGATGACAACAGTGCTGTTGAAAACTTCTATAAGAAAACAAAAATAAGTGAAGTGCTTGTTCAAGCAATTACTTCAGCATTAGTTTATGGAGATGGATATGTAGAGAAAGTTTTTGGTAGAGGTGGTGCTAAAGATAATCTTCTTGAACTTGTTGTTAGAGACCCAAAGAGTATAGTTGTTGAAAGAGATGATTATGGGAAAGTTATAAGATATATTCAACTATTAGAGGGTGGAAAGAAAAATTATATTGACCCACAATTTGTTGTTCATATAAGATTTTATGGATTGCCAAGTAATATTTCTGGAATATCTCTTATAGGGGCAAATATAGAGTTAATTAACAGAAGGCGAATAGCAGACCAGTCAATTGCAACAGCTATTGAAAGACATGGCACGCCTCGCTACCACATCAAGCTTCACCCAATAGAGAATGAAGGAGTAAAAACTTATCCAGATGACAATGTTCTTGATGAGGTAGAAAGTAAATTTGAAGAGATAAGTGCAAAACATGAATTTGCTACTATTGATTTAATAGATATTCTTCCTCTTGATTCAAAAGGAGTAGAAGGTGTTGAAGAGTATTACAATTATTTTACATCTCTTCAAGCAGCAGGGTTTAGTGTGCCATTAGAAATGTTGGGATTCTCTGGTAGTTCAACAGAAGCATCTTCAAGAACAAGATTACTCATGTTTGAGAGACACATAAAATCATTCCAGCGAATTATAGAGAATATTCTAAATAATGAAGTTCACCCATTTATTAGAGATGCTAATTCAGAAGCAGAATTTATGTTTGGTGATGTATCTCCAACTGATGACTTAATGAGAATACAAGCAATTGAGCCACTATTGAATACAAATGCTGGAACTTATGACATTATAGATAGAGATGAGATAAGGTTTAGGGCTGGATTTCTTCGTAAATCAAAGGATGAAAATGTGGTTAAAGAGGATGTAGAGGAGGTAAATGATGACACAGAAAATAATACAACATAATGTTCCAGTTAAATTTAGAAAATCACCTATTATAGAACATGCAGATGTTAGAGCTTCTTACATAACCTATAATGATGTAGAAATACTACATGAAGGTGAATATATAGTTGGTAATTTGGGAATAAATGTTCATTATGACTCTAACAATCTTGATTTAGGCAGATGGGAAGACAATTGGCTTAATATCGACCACTCTAAAAATGTATTAGATAGGATAGGTATTGTGGATAAACAATGGTTTGACCATCAAAATAGTGCTGTAATGGGTGATTTGCATATCATAACTACAACTCAACATGGAAAGGATGTTGTTGAGCTTATTAATAAGGGTTTAATTGATAAACTCTCAATTGAACTACGTGCTGATATGAATTATGAAGAGGAAGAGGACTATTACAATGCCACTAATATCTTCTTTTTAGGTGTTGGTGTAGTAACATTCCCAGCAGATGACAAAACCAGAATTAAGTGAGGAGGTATAGTTATGTTAGATGCTACAATACTGTATTTAGTTGGAGCAACTTTGTATTCTATTGGTATGACAATATTTATTTTCTTTAGAAAGAGAATAACCCCAGATGAAGTTGTTGACTTGTTAGATAAAATTTATAAAGCAAAACAAGAAACTTCTGATGGTGGCAAAGAAATTACTGCTGATGAGGTAATATCTATTGTAGAAACATTTGTTAATGCAATAAAGAAGTGATACAGTGAAAGAACATATTGAGAGATTTGTGGACAATATGGAGTTAGAGGCTAAATTTAGACCTCTAAATAATGAACTTCATATTGTTGAAGGATATGCTTCTACTGAAGGAATAGATTTAGCTGGTCATAATATTCCTTTAGAAGCTATGAATGAATCTCTACCAAGATTTATGAATAATGAACTTTTTAGAAATCTTATGGTGAGCCACAATAGCACTCAAGTTGGAGTTATTCTTGATAAGTTTGATGGAGTAAAAACTCATGTTAATGAGAAAGGAATATACTTTGTTGCTCAAATAAGAGATGACATTAAAACTGCTAATAAACTATGGGATTTAATACAAAGCAATGAATCTGAAATTGGAGTAAGTATAAAATTTGAGATAGTGGAAAATGAGCAAGTTTGTAATAAGGAAAAATGTTGGACTAACATATTAAAATTCAACATTATTGAATTTTCTCTTACAGATAAAGGAGTTAATCCTGATTGCTCTTTAATTTTAAGTGAAACAATTAAGGAAGGAGAAGAAAATATCACAAAAATTATGGAGGTAAAAAGTATGGATGAAAATACTACTGATAATACAGAAACTGAAGAGACTTCTACTGAAATGTCTGTTTCTGAATTGAGAGATTATGTTAATGATAAATTTGATGTAATGCTCGGTCAAATGGGTGAGTTAACTGCATCTATTGCTTCTATTAAAGAAGAGTTGTCTGTTTCTGACAAAGTAGATGACAATGTTGTTGAAGAGAGCAAAACAGATGATGAATTAGTTGATAGAGTAGATGTTGTTGAGAAGTCTTTAGGAGATATGTCTCTTAAGTTAGAAGATATGGACAGTTCAGAGGTTGTTGAAAACCTTCAGAAGTCTATTAATGCAAGAGATGAGTTGATTGAAGGGCAAAAAGAAGAGATACAGAAGCTTAATTTAAGAGTTGAAGAGTTAGAGAATGAACCTTCAACAAAGTTTGTTTCAGAAGGTAAAACTAATGAAACACCAATTATGGAGACATATACAGACCAATTTGGAACTGTGTCTCGAATTAATTAGAATATATAGAGAGGTGAAAATATGGCTGATGCAAGTTTTACAGCATATGAAAAAGTGCTTGTTCAGGATGGAGGAGCACAGTTCCAATTAACTGTTGGAACTGGAAAGAATATATCCTATGGTGGGCAGATTGTAAGTATAGATACATCAGGTTATTTGCAGGTATCAGATGATACTGCATTGGAATACAATATTGGTGTAGCTGCTACACCTGCTGCCGCAGGAAAGAAAGTATTAATTTATGGGCAAGGTAATGTATGCAATTGTCTACTTTGTAATGATAATGACTCTATTACTGCTGGGGCTCTTGTAGGAGTTTATTCTTCAAAGGCTGGTTCATTAGAGGATAAAGGGGCTGACCTTGAGACAATAACTAATTATTCTGATGACGTTACAACTGGTATCCATTTAGGATACAATGAATATAGAACTGTTGGTATAGCTCTTGAAACACTTACAGGAACTTTACCTATTCGGTGTGAAGTATTAATTATGCCACAGGTAATTAGAGAAACTAATGTGTCTTATGCATAATTGAGGAGGTAAAAATATGGCTACAAGTATGTTATATAAAATGTTAGCTCTTGCACATGGAAAAGATGCATTTGGCGACATTGGAAAAGATAGTAAAAGTAGGAGAGGCAGAGCCTTCTATAATAAATATTCTGCTGATTTAAAGAATAGCTTGATTAATAGTGGTAAAAATCTGATACCTATTGTTACACGAGATAGAGGTATGGTTGAAGAGACAGATAATACATATAAAGTTGAGCATATGGAAGCTGGAAACATTCAGACAACTACTCTTATTGAGGACGAGGTTTACAACACAATTTTAGCTGGTGTTGAACCTGTTGTCTGTTTTGAGGAAGCTTTACCTGTTTTAAGGACAAGAGGAGATGGGTTAAGATGGGTTAAGAGTGCTGCTGTTGATTATGCAGAGCTTGTTCCAGAAGGTGCTGCACCTGAAGTTGCAAATACATCTTACGCAAACCTTCAGTTTGCATTAGAGAGATATGCTTACAGACCTCTTATAACTACACATCTTATAGAGACTGGACTGTTTGACATAGTGGACTTCAGATTAAGACAAGCTGGAACTGCAATGGCTAATGCTTACAATAGGAGAGCACTT